TGGTCGATGAGTTTGATGGCTTCCTTTTGAGTCTTCGTGTTGATGCGCTCCTTATATGTGTTGTTTAACCAACGCATGGTTTTGATATATGTGAGATATTAATCTCAACTGTCGGCGATCGCGGACAAGTAGAGGTCGAGGTCTCCCTTGAATTGTGGACACTTTTCCAGGGTTTTTTGCGTCACCTCGTGTTGAACCCCCAACACGCGGTCCTTGAATATGGTCATGTCGATTCCCGTGACGTCTCGTATCTCGCTGTCGGACCCCGCCACCTCCTGCGCCGCCGCGAGGAAAGCCATCGCGTGATTCGCGTGCACCACGCTGTGCATGGGGGACCCGTCCTGCTGCGCCATCGTCGCGTACTTTGCCGATTTTTTCATCAATATGTCAATCGTCTTCGTCTTCCCCCGCTTCGCGTTTTGAGCCACCGCGCACGCTGTGCATAGTATGACGATGAGGTACAAATACATCTAAAATAACCCCCAGTTTTTTTTTCATACGCACGCGATGCACGACGATGTTTCGAATTCCACCGACGTACATTTCTCAATACAAACTCGGTGATGGTGGTGAATTTCTTAGATTTATTAAAAGCACGAAACCAGAACTGCTCACGCAGCTCGGTGATGTTTACGTGCTACAAACGACATCCATCGATGGATGGCGACCACTGATGAATGATTCGCAACACGACACGCTCATCAACGAGGGCACCTACGTGGTGGCGTACGCCTGCGTGCGTCGCGCGACGCGTGATTTAGGCATCCTCGAGTGGTTCGAGACGCGCATCACCGGGCATGGTTTTGGCACGTATCTCAGACGTCGTCTTCGAGTCGTCTACGGCGACGTTCTTCCTCGTCGAATCACCGACGACACGGCGACGTATTGGAAAAGGGAACTTGGGTTCGACGACGTCGACGTGGACCCATGTGAACACATGCGTCTCATATGTGGCAGAGATGCGGGATATTTTCAATGGGAAGCATTGATATAAAGCCAATCGACATTATTTGTGTAAGATGTCGTTCGAACACAATTCCCTCAAGAATCTTTTCCTCTCTGACACGTATTCCAATGGCCTCTTCCACCGGGTCATGGAACGCGAGGCGTCTTCGCCAAAGTTTGAGAATCGAACCCTGCGCAAGCTTTGGAAACACCGCGAGGTAGACATCGACCACGACATAAACGACATCGTGAGCATCATCGAATTCGACGAGTGGGACCTGTGCATCGAGACCGAGCGAAACATTCTCGTGTACACGGGCGTGTCCAAGGACTTTCGGCGCGACTTTGCGAGCGAGAGCGAGGTGACGTTCTGCGCCGACGACGACGACCCAGACATCGTGATGATGACCAAAGACCTCGGGGGTGAAGGTGTCACCATTCACGTCGACGTGTGCCCGACCCTTGGTGAGGAGTACCCACACATCCTCCGCGACATCGAACGTAAGATTCCGGTCGATGACGACCCGTCGCACCGATACGCGCTCGTCGTGGACAAGTGCGAGGTGGAGTCGTGTTCGTGGGAAGACCTCGTGGATATTTTCGAGACCCACGATATTGCGCTCGTCTCTTTTAAGGAAATCATGAGCTAGTAGTGTAATGTTCATTGACTGGAAATACACGTGTTTCGTGTGCGACCACCCTATTCAACCTCGCATCTGCACTGATACTGCGTATGAATTCATCGCGTATTATGACTATCGACACATATATAACCCCATCCCATTATACATGAATCTGATGTACTATAAATTCATGGACAAACGTTTGCGCAGAGTGTGCTTTTATTGTTTTCAGAATTATAAAAAACCAAGTTTCCACGCATTGCGTGACAGGGAAACTGGGCGTTCTCGTATACGACCATATATTTCAAAAAGCATCCCCCGTGAGGCGTTGGTCAAATGGATTGAAGAGATGCGCGAGTTCATGTACCCATCATGAAAGAGACGATTCAAAAACTCACGCACATCGAACACATTCTCAAGAGACCCGACAGCTACGTCGGCCCCGTGGAACAGACGCGCGAACCTTATTGGGTGCTCGAGGGCGATGCGTTCGTGAAAAAGTCCGTGCAGTACAGTCCCGCGTTGTTGAAGATTTTCGACGAAATCCTGGTCAACGCCATCGACCGCAACAGCCTCTTCCCCAAAGGCGTGAGCTCGATTCTCGTGGACGTGGACAAGGTCACCGGGGCCGTGACGATCACGAACAATGGACCCCTGGGTGGCATCGCCGTGAGAGAACACGCCACGGAGGGTGTGTGGAACCCTGAACTCACGTTCGGTCACCTCCTCACGAGCACGAACTACGACGACACGCAAAAACGCATCGTCGGTGGTCGCAACGGATACGGTGCCAAGCTGGCAAACATATATTCAACAAAGTTTGAGATTGTGATTAAAGATGGTGAGAACAAACTCGCGTATACTCAAAGTTGGGGGGATAATATGACCACATGCAATCCACCAAAAATTAAAAAATTTTCAGGAGCGACGTCCGTCGTGAGCATCACCTTTATACCGGATTGGAAACGCTTTAAGATGCGTGGCATGACGAGTGACATTTATGAAATATTTAAAAAACGCGTGTGGGATTGCAACGTGTGCACGACATCAAACTGCAAAGTAAAATTTCAAGGCGAACCCCTGGGCAAGATGTCCTTTGAAAAGTACGCGGCGATGTACACCAACACGGACGCCATCGTGAGCACGACGTTCGACCGCTGGTCCGTGTGCATCGCGCCGTCGCAGGATGGGTTCGAACAGGTATCCTTCGTGAACGGCATATGCACCACGAAGGGTGGCACGCACGTGGACCACGCGACGTCGCAAATCGTCGCCGCCATTGGGAACAAGTTTCAACTCAAACCACAACAAGTCAAGAACACCTTTTTCATCTTCGTCAAGGCGACGCTCGAGAATCCATCCTTCTCTTCGCAAGTGAAATCCGAGTGCACATCAAAGCTCGCGGACTTTGGAAGTCGTTTCGAACCACCCGCGTCCTTCGTCAAGGCTGCGCTCCGTTCGGGGATTCAGGAGGAACTTCAAACGCTCTCAAAGTACAAGGAAATGCAACAATTGAAAAAGACCGACGCGGGTGTGAAAAAGTCAAAAATATCTGGCGTGCCCAAGTTGGACGACGCCAACAAAGCTGGGACCGCGCAATCGAACAAGTGCACGCTCATCGTCACCGAGGGTGATTCGGCAAAGACCCTGGCGGTGGCCGGGCTCTCCGTGGTCGGTCGCGACTACTACGGCGTCTTCCCCCTTCGCGGTAAATGCAAGAACGTGCGCGACGCATCGGTGAAGACGTTGACTGAAAATAAAGAATTCTCAGACTTGAAGAAGATTTTGGGATTGCAACAAGGCAGGGAGTACACCGACCTCCGCGACCTTCGCTATGGACGTCTGCTCATCATGACCGACGCCGATAACGACGGCTCACACATCAAGGGTCTTCTTTTGAACATGTTTCATTATTTCTGGCCCTCCCTGCTCAAGCTGAACTACGTGGAGAGCATGGTCACCCCAATCATTAAAGCGACCAAGGGGCGTGAAATCGTCAGCTTCTACACCGATAACGCGTTTCGACAGTGGTACGCGAACAATCAGTACGGTGGATGGAAAATAAAATACTACAAAGGTTTGGGGACGTCCACGTCTCAAGAGGCTCGCGAGTATTTTAAAAACATCAGCAAACTCGTGGTGAAATTCGACGTCGACGCCATGACTGATGCCTCCATAACCCTCGCGTTTGACAAGAAAAAGGCTGACGACCGAAAGACGTGGTTACTGGAAACGTCGATGAAGGACCCATCGCACATGGAAATCCCTTATGGTGACATCGAACGCATCAGCATCAGTGATTTCGTGCACAAAGACCTCGTCAACTTCAGCATGGCTGACCTGAAGCGGTCCATCGCGCACGTCATGGATGGACTCAAACCTTCCCAACGCAAAGTGCTGTTCGCGTGTTTCCACAAGAACCTCAAGGATGAGATGAAAGTGGCTCAGCTCGCCGCCTACGTCGCCGACAAGAGTTCGTACCACCACGGTGAAGTGTCCCTCGCGGACACCATCGTCAAGTTGGCGAACGATTACGTGGGTTCGAACAACATCAACCTCCTCGTGCCTTGTGGGCAGTTCGGAACGCGTCTCATGGGTGGTAAAGACGCGTCTCAAACGAGGTACATTTTCACAAAGTTGGCGCCCGAGACGCGCCGCGTGTTCAACCCTCTGGATGAACCCGTGCTCACGCACTTGCGAGATGACGGACGCGCCATCGAACCCGAGTTTTACATGCCCATCATTCCCATGGTTCTCGTGAACGGCACCGAAGGCATCGGCACGGGGTTCAGCTGTTCCGTGCCACCATTTAACCCCAAGGACATCGTACAAAACATCGCGCGAGCACTCGGTGACAAACCAATGTTGGAGATGACTCCGTATTACAGGGGGTTTAAGGGTACCATTACGAAATCCGATGGGTCGTGGGTCGCCGAGGGTGTGTGGACCAACGGCGTGGTCACCGAACTCCCCCCCGGGCGATGGACGCAAGATTTCAAAGAATCACTCGACGAACTCGTGGACAAAAAAGTCATCAGCGCGTACACCAACAAGAGCACCATCGAGGACGTGCACTTCGTCATCACGGGATACACCGGGGACGACCCCGTGAAGGATTTCAGATTGCGTAAAGTGATTCACACCTCCAACATGCATTTGTTTCATCCACAGAAGGGCATCCATCGGTACGAAACCCCCGAAGCCATACTGGCGGACTTCATCAAGGCGCGTCTGGAGTATTACGTCAAACGAAAAGCGCATCTCATCAAGGAGTATCAAGAGCGGTCGCGCGTGTGTACGCACAAGGCTTTATTCGTAAAAATGGTGGTCGATGACAAACTCCGCGTCTTCAAGCGAAAACGCGCCGAACTCGAACAAGAAATGCTACACACCTTTCCCATGATTGATGGAAAGTTCGACTACCTTTTGAACATTCGCACGTACCAATACACCGAGGAAGCGGTGCGAGCCCTCATGGAAGAAGCCGCTCAGGCTGAACGCGAGCTCGCTGAACTCAAGAAAATCACGCACACGCAGATGTGGCAGAACGACCTCAAAAAATTGTAAGCATAGAGTAAGCATGGGTGAAGCTGCGCACGTCGCACTCAGTGCCATCGGGAAACAGGATACATACCTGCTTTCGAAAAACCCAGAAGAAAGTTTTTTTAATGACAAGACACCGCGTCACTCTGAATTTAGAAAGTACCATAGGAATCGAAACATCACCGCACCCTCGAATCGACCAGACACGTGGCCCTTTGGGGAAACCATCAAGGTGCAGTTCGACCCGAAAAACATGGGCGACCTCTTATCGAACATGTACCTGAGCGTCACCCTTCCCGCGCTCGAAGTGGGTGGAAACTACGCGGACCAGGTGGGGCGGCATCTCCTCTCGCACGTGAAAATGTTCGTGGACGAGTTGGAGGTGGAAACGTTTTGGGGCGATTGGGGCGTTCTTCACGACGAATTGTACACGGAAATGTCCGAAAAAGTGGCGAATCGATTTCTGGTCAATCGTTCGCTCGCGTTCGACACGTCTGAAACGGCCAACAACTACGCCGAGTACGAATCGGACGTCGTCGTGCCCCTGAACTTTTTCTTCGCGCGAAAGTTTGCGTCGGATGAGTACGAATCCAACCAACCGAACCGACCTTACTTCCCGGCGTGTGCGTGTCATCGACAGAAGATTGAATTTGAATTCGCCTTTCACCCACAGACGTTCTTTTCGAACACCGCGCAGACGCTGACGCTCTCGCACTTCGACATCGTCACCGAAGAAATCACCCTCGGTGCGGAGGAACGCCTGTACACCATGAATCACCAAGGTCTTTGGGTCACGGACATCGTGAAGAAACACCCCGTCATCGTCACGGACCCGAATCAAAATTTCATTAAGAATCAATTGGTACCAAACATCCCGGTGAAAACCTTGCACTGGTTTTTCCGAAACACAAAGTTCGAAGACCCAGCCATCGTCAAGGAACCGGGCGAGACCGAGGAGGGTAACTTTTACATGCACAACAGATTCAACTTTAGCTCGAACGTGAATTTTGACGAACTCAACACGTTCTTCGACCCGGTGATGGACCGCGCGAGCTTTTACATTCAGGGCACGCAGTTACCGAACATGACGTCGACGGACCACACGTTTTATAAATACTACGTCCCTTACGAGAAGAGATTGTCGCGACCGATTAGAAACATTTACTCGTACTCATTCTCAATGAATCCAGTGAATGTTCAACCATCGGGAAGTTTAGATTTCAGTCAGTTGCAATCGAACAAGACGACCATCGAGTGCGACCTCCTGCCGACGAGTCAGACGTATAGTTTACACATGTATTACACGGGCTATGAAACATTTAATTTTAAAGGTGGGTACATGTCCCGTGCTTATTAGCGAGAAGTTTGGACTTGTTCGCCGTCATGAATTCTATGATGTCATTCTTAATGCACCACTTGATGAAATTCA